AGTAGATGCTAGACAACAAGGAGAAGAATGGGATATAGCTAGAATTTTAAATGAAAATGATATCAAGGTTATAAATTTCCTTAAAATAGATATAGAAGGAAGCGAATATAAACTTTTATTAAATACCCCCGATCACATTTTCAACCAGATTGAAAAAATAGCTATTGAGATCCATTTTAACATAGATAATAATTTCCAACCTTGGAATCATATTAATCCCGAATCTAATTTAACTTTTAAACTTTTAGAAAAGCTTAGCAAGTGTGGTTATGATCTTAAATTTGAATGGATACATAAAAACTGCTCTTTAGGAATGATATACGCTAAAAAATTTTTAAATGTTATATAAAGACATATTTGAATTTGGAGACCGAACATTTTTATTGTATCGTACCGTTAAGGTTACAGATAAAATAGAACCTAATACATTAAAAAAACATTGGCACTGTGATACAGTGTTAAAAAAAGAGAACTTATATTATTTTTGCAACGAAATTAAACAAATAGATTATGAAGAAATCAGAAATGACAGCTCAACAACCACAACTTGACTTGAGCAAAACCACCTCAATTCCAACTGAAAATGGGGACCAAATATTTAAGCAAGGATTTATCCTGCGTAAAGTATCCCGTTTTATCACAGGTGGTGAGGATGCTGTCCTCCCTATCCCTGTATTTTATGATGGGGCTACAGGAAAAATTTACTCGGAAACTCTCCCACCTGAATTGAGAGACGAGTATGACACTTTTTGATTGGCTCAAAGAGTTAACAGGTAAGAAACGAGATTGGGACTCCTTCTCGGATAAAGAGAGGGAGTCCTTTAATCCCTACATGGTTAATCGTTTTTTATCTATGCACCAACCTTTTGTTGAGTTGGTGAATTATGTCCAAACCATACCTTACACTAATAAGAAACAATATTATACAGTGTATTGTGGTTTACTTCCTAAACAAAATGTTTGGTTAAAATATATTAAACCTAAAATGAAACAACCTAATAAAAAATTATTGGACACAATTGCTTCTTTGTATGAGGTTTCCACCAAACAGGCATCGGATTGGGTAGGCATACTTGATAAAAAGTATATTAAGGAAGCACTCCAACAACAGGGCTTACAAAAAGACGAAATTAAAGAATTATTTAAATAATGGACAGCATAGTCACTTCAGTAATTAAACAATTTGAAACCCGTTCTAAAATGGGTGAACAAAAGTATGGAGTTAATATGGACCGAGAGGACCTACAATTCCCGGAATGGATTACTCATATGAAAGAAGAGTTAATGGATGCTATACTTTATTTAGAAAAATTAGAAAAAATATATGGCCAAGAAGCCCCAAATACTCAAGGAGATACAGAATAAAGAATTGCCTGAGGTAAATTATGCTTACCAAAAAACAATCTCTTATTCTCAAATGTCAATGTACAGGAGTTGCCCACACAAGTGGGCACTCCAGTACAAAGATGGGCATTACCAAAATGAACAATCCATTCACTTTACTTTTGGCACTGCAATGCATGAAGTAATCCAAGACTGGCTTACTGTACTATACGAACAATCAGGAGTAAAGGCTGATGCTATGAATTTAGAGGAATTATTCCAAGAAAAATTTATAGGATTATATAAAGAAGGATATAAACAAAACAAAGACACCCACTATTCATCCCCAGAGGAATTACGAGAATTTTTTGAAGATGGGGTAGCAATACTTGAATTTCTTAAGAAAAAACGTAAACAATATTTTGGTAACCGTGGTTGGCACCTTGCAGGTATTGAGTTACCAATTGTAATGAACGTTGGTAGAAATTTAGTATACAAAGGCTTTATTGACCTCGTATTATATCACGAACCCACAAATAAATTTTATGTATACGATATAAAAACGTCTACTAGAGGATGGGGAGATAAAGCTAAAAAAGACGAAAACAAGCAAATGCAGCTTGTGCTTTATAAAAAGTTCTTTAATGAACAATATGGAATTCCACTTGAAAACATAGAAGTGGAATTTTTTATTGTACGTAGAAAAGTATGGGAAAATAGTGATTACCCTATTTATAGAGTACAACAACACAGACCTGCTGCAGGTAGAAATAAACTTAAAAAAGCAGATCGCATATTGGAAGAATTTATTAGTGATTGCTTTACTCCTAAAGGTAAATACCAAGATAAAGAGCATTCTAAAGTAGTATCATCTATGTGTAAATGGTGTCCTTTTAATGATGATAAAGAATTATGCAATAAACTATGAATAAAGAAGAAGGAAATTTTGTAGTTACTTATAACAATAGGAATATTATTCCGGATAGTACTACGAATTGGGGGGATTTAATTCCATTTTCCATAGTTAAGTTTTTTTCTAAAAGCCCCAAATTAACAGAACAAGACGTTTTTTCTGTAAAACACCCTAACAGACATTATACATTATATTCAGTAGGTAGTATTATGCTTGCTACTAAACCTGGGGGACTTGTATGGGGTACTGGTTGCATAATGCCTGGGGGGGTAGGTCAACCTCCTAAAAAAATATATGCCGTAAGGGGCCCTTTAACTAGATATGAATTAAACTTAAAAAACATCCCATGCCCTGAAGTATACGGAGACCCAGCATTATTGTATCCTAAAATGTATTTTCCTAAAATTAATAAGAAATATAAATATGGGATCATTCCTCATTATATTGAATACTTTACACCTGAACATAACGCAATTATTAAAAATTTAGAAAATCAAGGAATTAAAATTATTGATATATGTGCTGGGAAAAAACAATTTATTAATGAGTTGCTAGAAGTAGAAAAAGTAATATCTTCTAGTCTTCATGGCCTTATAGCAGCCGATGCTTATGGGATACCTAATGCTAGAGTAAACATATCTAATAGGTTAGTAGGAGGACATTTTAAATTTAAAGATTACTATATGTCGGTGAATAGAAGAGAAGATTTAGGACTACAATTAACCCTTCAAACCCAACTTAAAGATATTGAAAACCTTTATTTTAACCCTCAAATCAACATAAACTTAGACCTATTACTTAATAATGCTCCCTGGAACGACCCAGAAAATCAACAAATTTTTTACTAATAAGCATATATCTTCTTGACTCCGTACATATTTATATACGCAAATTATATAAAACAATACATTATGAGTAAAAAAGATTTAACATTAACAAGCGTAAAAATCCAAAGTGATTTATTTGAAGAGTTTAAAGTAGCATGTGTTAGACATAAGTTTTCTTTCCAAAAACTTGCTGACCGTTGTGTTCATTTGTATCTTACTGATGAAGACTTTAAACGACAAGTCCATAATCATACTAATTTAGATTTATAATAAAAAATAAAATGGTTACGAAAATGAAAGGATACGTTCCCAAAGATGAACGTAAAAAAATACTCCTAATGTGTGATGACATTAGGACCCATTCGGGAATAGCAACAGTTGCCCGAGAGATAGTAATACATACCGCCCACAAATATAATTTTGTAAATGTAGGTGCCGCTATTAAACACCCCGAAGAAGGTAGAGTCCTTGACATCAGTAAAGATACTAATGCCCAATCAGGAATAGAAGACTCCCAAGTATTAATTTACCCCACTTCAGGGTATGGAAATAGCACACAACTTAGACAACTTCTTGATAGGGAAAAACCAGATGCTATTTTTATTATTACTGATCCTCGATATTGGGTGTGGCTTTTTGAAATGGAAAGTGAAATTAGAAGTAATATACCTATTATTTATCTTAATATTTGGGATAATTATCCCCTTCCTATGTACAATAGAGAATATTATGAATCTTGTGATTTGTTAATGGGTATTTCCAAACAAACTGTCAATATTAATAAGTTAGTATTAGGGGAAAAGGCTAAGGATAAAATTATTTCATATGTACCCCATGGATTAAATCATCAAATGTTTAACCCTATTGATGAAACACATAGTGAGTATAAACAATTTTTAGAATTTAAACATGATCTTTTCCAGGGCAAAGAATATGATTTTGTTTTACATTATAACTCTAGAAATATAAGAAGAAAACAAATACCAGATACCATCTATGCTTATAAACAATTTGTTGATAAACTTACTTTAGAACAAGCTTCTAAATGTGCCTTAGTATTGCATACTCAAAAAGTAGATATGAATGGTACGGATTTGCCTAAAGTTGTAGAAGCATTATGTGGAAACGATCCCCAATATAACATTATCTTCTCAGAAAAAAGACTAAGTACCCCTCAGATGAATTATTTATATAATTGTACTGATGCCCAAATTCAATTAACATCTAATGAAGGGTGGGGTTTAAGTTTAACTGAAGCTTTATTAGTAGGTAATCCTATTATAGCTAATGTCACAGGAGGAATGCAAGATCAAATGAGATTTGTAGATAACAAAGGGGAATGGTTTACTCCTAATAAAGAAGTTCCCTCAAACCACCGTAAAACTTACACAGAACATGGTGAATGGGCTTTCCCCGTATTCCCTACAAGTATTTCACTTCAAGGTTCTCCTCCAACTCCATATATCTTTGATGATAGATGTGAAGCTTCAGATGCTGCTAAAAAAATATATGAAGTATGGGAAATGGGAACAGAGGAAAGAAAATTAAGGGGTGAAAAAGGAAGAAAATGGGCATTAGGAGAAGAAGCAGGATTTACTTCTGAGCAAATGTCTTATAATATAATAAAGAATATTGACCAACTATTTAGCACATGGAAGCCCAGAAAGAAATATGATTTGTGCAAAGTTGAAAATAAAACCGTAGATAAAATCACACATAATTTAGTTTATTGATATGAAACCAACATTTTATATAAGCTGTCCTATAGATACCTACAGTGGGTATGGGGCACGATCTAGAGATCTTGTTAAGGCTCTAATTCAATCTGATAAATACACTGTAAAAATTCTTCCTCAAAGATGGGGAGAAACTAGATGGGGGTTTTTAAATGACCATCTAGAAGAATGGGGGTTTATGAATAACCACCTTCATAAAGGTCAATTAACATCCCAACCTGATATTTGGGCCCAAATAACTGTACCTAATGAATTTCAACCCGTAGGAAAGTATAATATTGGGGTAACAGCAGGAATTGAAACTAATTTATGCGATGCTTCTTGGATAGAAGGACTAAACAGAATGGACCTAAATCTGGTACCATCAGAACATTCCAAAAACATATTTGAGAAAACTGAGTATGAAAAAAGAAGTAGAGAAGGTAATCAATTTTTAGGAAAATTAAAAACTGAAAAACCTATAGAAGTGTTGTTTGAAGGGGTTGATCTTAGTACTTATAAAGTACTATCTAAATCTGAGGTATCTTTAGATTTAAGCGAAGTTAAAGAATCCTTTGCTTTTTTGTTTGTGGGACATTGGATGAATGGAGAATTAGGCGAAGATAGAAAAAATGTTGGACTTTTAGTTAAATCCTTTTATGAAACTTTTAAAAATTCCTCCCAAAAACCCGCTTTAATTCTTAAAACTTGCAGTGTAAATTCTTCGTATTTAGATAAAAAACGTATTTTAGATAGAATACATGCTATTAAAGATTCGATAAATAGTGATAATTTACCTCCTGTTTATGTTTTACATGGAGATTTCTCAAATAAAGAAATAAATGAATTATATAACCATCCTAAGGTAAAATGTTTTGTTAGTTTAACAAAGGGTGAAGGATTTGGAAGACCTTTATTAGAATTTACTCAATGTAAAAAACCTATAATAACTACTAATTGGTCGGGGCATGTAGATTTTCTTAACCCTAAATACACTACTTTAATTGATGGAGAGTTAACTCAAGTTCATCCTTCTGCGACAAGTAAAAATATTATATTAGAAGAATCATCTTGGTTTACCCCTAACCTAATGGAAATAGGAATTTCATTCCAAAATGTATTTAATAATTATAAGAATTATACTGAAAAGGCTAAATTACAAGGAGCTTACAGCAAAAATAGATTTAGTTTAGAAAAAATGGATGAAAAACTTATAGAAATATTAGATGCTAATCTTCCTGATTTCCCCGAAACTTTAGAACTAAAATTACCTGAATTAGCAGATTTATAATGAAAGATACACTAACTATTTGTGATAAGTGTGGTAGTAATGCTTGTTATACACAACACTTAGGAGAAAATTACACAATAAAACTATGCTATGGGTGTGGGTTTACTACTAATAGTCTTATGACTAAAGACAGCGAATTCCTCCAAGAACAACTAGAAACCCTCCCAGAATTATATAGAGATTTAGTATTTGAAGATGAAAAGGGACAGTATTGGATGCCTTCATATACTAAAATTGAAGATAAAGGTATGATTTTTGCAAATGGGAAAGATGCTTTAAATTGGAAGTGGACAGCTGTAAAAGCTATCCTTATTCCTGAGAATGAATTAGATAAGTTTCCTGAGGGTGCTAATTATAAGATGGATATGAAAACATCTCAACATTATGATGAAAGTGATTATATGGAGGCTTTAGATTACATTGGGGCATTTAATCATGTAAAATAAATGAAAATAAGTTACGCTATACCAGTTCATAATGAACATAAAGAAATAAAACGTCTTCTAGACTACCTCTTTAACCACAAAAGACCAGATGATGAAATTGTTGTCCAATGTGATAAAGGAAATACTACTCAAGCAGTATATGAAGTATTAAAGGAATATGCTGAGTTTAATATGCCCTATAAGCATGTTGAATTTCCTTTAAATAATAATTTTGCTGCTTTTAAAAATAACCTAAAAGACAATTGTACAGGAGATTATATTTTCCAGATTGATGCTGATGAATACCCTGAAGAGTATTTAATGAATACTTTACCCTCTATAATAGAAATGAATGGGAAAGTAGATATTATTTGGGTACCCCGTATTAACTTAGTAGAAGGACTAACTACAGAACACATCAGACAGTGGGGGTGGGTAATGAATAATAAAAACAGAGTTAACTTCCCAGACTATCAGTGTAGAATTTTAAAAAATATTAAAAGAATTAAATGGAAAAATAAAGTACATGAAGTTCTTGTAGGTTATAAAACTGAAAGCAGACTACCAGCTAATGATGAATTTTGTATTCATCATCCTAAAACTATAGAACGTCAAGAAAAACAAAATGAATTTTATAGTTCATTATGAAAACAATAGCTTTTATATTTGCTCATAGATCTACTGATGTTTGGTCTACCCCCTTATCTATAGTAGAAGAATTTAAATCTAGGGGGTGGAATACTAAAATATATTCTTTATTTGATCAAAATGATAATTATGTAGATGAAAATATATACAAGTTACTTGAAACTAAACCTGACATTATTTTTCATATGGATTGGGGCAAACATTTATCCCCTATCTTATCCAAACTTAAAGATACAGGAGCTTATTGTATAATGGAAGCAGGGGATGATCCCCAAAACCAAGAGCGTAATATTATTAAAGCTCCTTATTTTGATCTTATATTAACTCCTGATTATGAAAGTAATGAATATTATAAATCAAAAGGATTTAATAGTGAGTGGTGGACCCATTTTGCTGATACTAATATTCATTTTCCCCAACAAGTAGATACAAAGTATGTAGCGGTAACTTCAAGGGGGAAAGGGGGTAGCCAATTTCTAGATAAAATAACCGAACACAGTAAAGGGCTTATATGTAACCAAAATGGATTCCAAGGTATAGAACATAGTAAATTTTTATGTGAAGGGTTAATGGTAGTCCAAAATAGTAGATGGGGGGAAATTACAAGAAGAATATTTGAAGGTATGGCTTGTGGTAAAATAGTAATCACAGACCGCCTAAATAAAAATAAATACCTTGAAAAATTATTTGTAGATAAACAAGATATAGTATATTATGATGATATGGTAGATTGTTTAAATAAGATAAATTTTTATAATAAAAATAAAGATCTAAGAGAACAAATAGCCACTCAGGGCAGACAAAAAGTATTAAATAACCATACCCAAAAACATAGGGTAGATAAAATTTTAAAGTTATGCAAAGATGGGATATCCTAAATACTCTTATTAAAAATTTTGAGTATAAAAATTATTTAGAAATTGGAGTGCAAGATTATTATAGTTGTTGTGCCAAGATAAAATTAGATGAGGAAAATAAAACCACAGTAGATCCTTTTCCTCGAAATAAGTGTGAATTTGTAGGTACTAGTGATGAATATTTTGCTCAACTAGACCCTAAAGTAAAATTTGATTTAATTTTTATAGATGGCTTACATCATAGTGACCAAGTATTAAAAGATATAAAAAATAGTTTAAATCATTTAAGTGAAAACGGATCTATTTTATGTCATGATTGTCTTCCTCCTACTGAAAAACATCAAGAAAGAGAAGACCATGGGGGTGAATGGAATGGAGATGTCTGGAAAGCTATAGCCCAACTTAGGGTAGAAGAAACTAACCTTAGTATAAAAACTATAGATACAGACTGGGGATGTTGTTTAATACAAAAAGGAAGTAATGTTCCTTATATTCCCCGTAATGAAAAATATTTAACTTGGGAGTATTTTAATACTTATAAAAATGAGTTAATGAATGTTGTGTCTCCTTTTGAAGTATTAGTATAATGTATAGTGTTATAATTCCTACTTTATGGAAGTCAAATCGTACTATTCCTTTATTGCAAGACTTGAATAATTGTGAATATGTAACAGATATAATACTTGTAGATAATACTTCTTCTAATAAGACCCAAACCCAAGATTTAAGCAAAATAAACTACATAAACCCAGGAAAAAACTTATATGTAAACCCTTCTTGGAATTTGGGAGTTATTTTATCTAAAGAAGATAATATTATAATTTGTAATGATGATATAACTTTTAACCCTCAATTATATTGTGAAATTTTAAATCAAATACATTTGCAAGAAATAGGAATTGTTGGTGTTGCTTCTAAAAATTACGAATTAACTTCCCCTACCTCTATCTTACTACACCCCAAATCCAATACAGAACAGGGATGGGGGTGTTTAATAGCTTTACACAAAAGTAATTGGGTGCCTATTCCTTCTTCTTTAAAGATTTGGTTTGGTGATAATTTTATACTAGAAAATAATATTGGTAAACAATTTACCTTAGAGGGTATCCCCATTTCTACTGAGATGTCTACCACTTCCGATTTAAAAGAATTTGATGAGGTTAAACAACAAGATATAAAAAATTGGGACCAAATATGGAGAAATATAATTTAAAACTTAGTATAGGGATATTAGCCTGGAAATCCGGCCAAACATTAGTTGATACTTTAACTACTTATTATACAAATGGGCTATTAACACTTACTGATGACATAAAAATCCTATTCCAAGAATACAGCACCCAGGACTTACAAATAGCTAAACATTTTGGTATTGATTATATAGCATTGTCTAATAATATAGGAATAGGTAAGGGTTTTTTGCAATTAGCACAAAAAGCTAAGTATGATAATATTCTCTTATTAGAACATGATTGGCATTTAGTAGAAAATTTTGATGTTACTTTTTCTAGATTAAAAAGTGGGTTAAATTTATTACAAAAAGTAAATTTAATTAAATATAGACATAGACAAAATCCTGGGTTTCCTCTTTTTTCTGAAAGAGTGTATAAGGGTAATGAGCTAAACCATTATGATGAAGAATTTGATATGGTGAGCCCTCACTTATTAGAATCGGTACATTGGTTAGACCCTTATAAAGAATTTCCTGATAAAGTAGATAAAAATGGGGAATATTTTGTGACCACTTCAAGATGGGGAAATTGGACTAACAATCCTGGATTGTTTAAAAAAGAATTTTATATAAATAATGTTACTCCCTTTGCTGGTGAGGGTATAGATTTGGAGGGTAAAATAGCAAAGTGGTGGGCACGTCAAAATTTTAAAGTGGCCCATGGTGAGGGTTTATTTACTCATAAAGATATAAAAAAATTTGGTAAATGAAAATAGGTTTTCACTCAAATCAATTAGGCATTAGGGGCACAGAAGTGGCTTTATATGATTATGCTTTAGGGAATCAAGAAATATTAGGGAATGAATCTATAATATTTGCCCCTAAAAACTCAGACTTAACTACTTATGATAAATTTTCTAAAAAACTACCAGTATACTTATATGATAACTTTGAAGAATTAGAAGGGTTTGGATTAGATTGGTGTTATTTTATTAAATATGGCACTAATGATGATAAACTATTAAAATCAGCTAAAAATTTTGTACATGCTGTTTTTAATGTGAATGACCCCCATGGGGATGTTTATGCTTATGTTTCTGAGTGGTTAGGAGAATTACATGATTCCCCCTTTCTTCCCCATATAGTTCATACCCAACCCAACTCTCAAGATTTTAGACAGCAATTAGGTATTCCTAAAGATGCTGTAGTATTTGGCAGGTATGGGGGGTATGATCAATTTGATTATGATTGGGTTAAGAATGTAATAGAAACAATAGTAAAAGAAAATTCACACATATATTTTATATTTCTTAATACTCAATCTTTTATTCAACACCCCCAAGTGTTCTTTTTTGGGGGGACAGATGATATAAATAAAAAAACAGCCTTTATTAACACCTGTGATGCTATGCTTCATGCTAGAAGTGAAGGTGAATCATTTGGGTTATCCATTTGTGAATTTCTAGCTCAAAATAAACCTGTAATTACTAACCCCAAAGGTAGAGATAAAAACCATGTAAGAGTGTTGGGGGATAAAGGCATATATTACACAAATACTAAAGAATTATATAATATTTTAACAGGGTTTATACCTAAAAAAGAAAATTACTCACATTTGATAGATGCTTTTTCTCCTGAAAAAGTTATGAATAAATTTAATAATTTAATAAATGATTTATGATTGTTTTACATTAAGAGATGAATTAGATATACTTGAAATTAGACTTAAAATACTAGACAAATATGTAGATAAATTTGTTATTAGTGAAGCTAATAAAACCCATACTAATTTACCTAAAGAATATAACTTTAATCTTAATAAAGAAAGATTTGCTCCGTGGTTAGATAAAATAATTTACTTACCCATAAAATTAGATGACACTGAGTTAGATTTCAGCAAAAAGGATACCACTTACACCCCATCCTCACCTGCTTGGATATTTGAAAACCAACAGCGAAATGCCTTAAGTTATGGTTTAAAAGATATTAAAGAAGATGATATTATTATGATAGGAGATTTAGATGAAATTCCTAATATGGATAATTTACCTAAAAAATTCCATGGTAACCATGTGTGCATACAAAAGTTTTTTTACTATTATTTTAATAATAAAAGCATAGGCCCTAGAGATGCAATGTGGTCTGGAACTGTAATAACCACAGGAAAGCACTTCACAACCCCTCAGGATTTAAGAGATAAGCGTAATGGGGGCTTTCCTATACATGAAGGGGGATGGCATCTTTCTTATATGGGGGGTAAAGAAATGATCAAGAAAAAAATTCAAACTATTGCCCACACAGAATTTAACAAACCAGAATATTTCTCAGATAAAAATATAAATAAATGCCTCACTGAAGGGAAAGATGTATTTGATAGACCTGGGATGAATTTTACTTTGATTAATTTGGAAGATGAATACCCCACTCATATATTAAATATACTTAAACAATATAAAGATTTTATACACTATGAAGATTAAAAATATTATACAATTTCCTAACATGGTAATTGCTATTAATAGCGATGAAGAAGATCTAAGTTTTATCAAAGAACTTCTTTCAATGTATATAGAAGAAGTTGATCTAATATTTTTAGATCAAAATAGAGGCCATATGTTTGGTACTATGGATTTAGACGAAGCAGTTCTTAATGCAAGTAAATCTTACCCCCAGAAATATTTATTTAAAATTAGCCAAGATGTTATATTAGAATCTTATCTAGAAGAAGTTGATATAAAAAAAGATCAGGATTTTTATTTCTTACCAGGATTTTCCTATGAAACCCTACAAAGAAATGTAGACGTTTCTACATTATATAATATTTTTAGCAAGGGTAAAGGAAATGATTTTACTCCTCAAAGTAACTTTTTTATTATTAATAAAAGAATTTTTCCTTCTATTTATGGGGATAAAAATATTATAAATAATTTATATCTTGAATTTCAAGAAATATTAAAAACTAAACCTAATGCTAAATGTTGGGAAGAATTTACAAATCCAAAATTTGACTGTGAAACATATTTAGGTAATAATGTAAAACTTTTAACAACTAACATTCAAAGTTTGTTAAGTAAAGAAGAATTTAACTTTTTATGGGAGTATATAGATTCATATAAAGTAGGAGACCCCTCTCATAAAAATATTATGTTGCCATGTGGTATATGTCATTTCCAATGGAAAAACCAACCTATTACAAAACTTGCTAAAACCTAATATTTATAACCATGGAGGAGGAAACTAAAAAACGAGAAATTCTTTCTGTGGAAATACTTTATGATGATAAAGAAGATTTAGATATATTAACTGAATCCGAAGATTTCCATAAATTATTGTTTGATGAAGTTGTAACTGGGGTAGAAGAAGCACTAGACTCTAACTCAGTTACAGCTAAAATAATTTATATACCTAATCTAGAGTGTTCGGTAACTATATATAAACGTAATTTTAAAGCTGCCCTTGAGGGAGTTATTAAATTTTATGAAAAGCAGGAAGACTATGATAAGTGCGCTGAACTAGTTAGGTTAAAACAGAAGGTTAATGGGACAGAAAAAAGAAATAAAGGAAATACTTGAGTCTATTTTAGGTACTACTATTCACTTTACTAGTGATAAAGTGGATGAAGAAACCAAAATGAAAAATGAATTTATTAGAATAATAGATTTATTTGAAGAAGCTTGGCAACGTCAACATAAGTTGTTTGACCAATTTAAAATAGATATAGCATCCATAGATGATATATATTTTCAAGTTATAGAAAGTTTAGTACATTTTTGTTTTGAACCTTTAGCAGCTGAGGCTATACTATTTTATGTGTATACTAGGTTTGATGATAGTAAAGAAGTTGTACCTTTTTTAGATGATGAAGGAGTAGAACATCTCTTTAATACCAAAGAAGAATTATGGGAGTACTTAGTGGATTTAAAAATAAAAATAGATAAAAATGCCCAAGGCAAAACCCCTAAGTAAACAACAGATACAAGCAGCTATGAATAAGACTATGTCTAATCGTGCCGCCGCTCGTTATTTAGGTGTCTCCTATATCCATTATAAAAAATGGGCTAAAAACTACGCTGCCACTAAGGAAGGATACCCAGATTTATTTGAACAACATAAAAATCAAGCAGGTAAAGGTATACCTAAATTTTTAAATGGTAGTGTAAAACAACCTGCTGTACTAGATATTATAGAGGGTAGAGTTGATAGCTCCCACTTCTCAGCAGCGAAGATCCGTGAAAGGATGATAGGAGAGGGTTATTTAGAGGATTGTTGTTCAAATTGTTCGTTTAATGAACGTAGGGTGTTAGATTATAAAGTTCCATTAATAATGAACTTTAAAGACGATAATAAAAAAAACTATAAATTAGATAATGTAGAACTTCTTTGTTATAATTGTTATTTTTTAACAGTTGGAGACATATTTAGTGACAAACAGGTCCAAACAATGGAAGAACACAAACCAGTTAATGAGGGTAAAGTAGATTGGGAAATTGATGATTACCATTTACAACGTCTAAAAGAATTGGGTTTGGAAGACAAAGACGAATTAAACCTAATTTCCAGAATATGAAAAAGCGTAAACATCAAAAGTTAGTAACTGATTACGAAAAACAAAAAAGCAAACATCTTGAAAAGCTTGCGACAAAAAGCTTGGAAAATGACGAAAAAATGCTTAAATTCAAGTCAAAAGAAATAAAAGGAGATTATCTTGATTTATTCTAAAATGCCATATGTGAAACAAATAACAGTAGCAACGTATGAGGAATTCCTCAACATGGCTAAAACCAAAGATTTTACTCTTGCTAAAGGTATTGTAGAAAAAGTATTAAGTAATTTAGATACTAAAGAAGAATCAATTCCTGTGTTTGAAGTTGAAGTAGAAGAAGAAGGA